TGATTCTTGAAGTAGAAAAGTTAATATTTGATTTCTTAGTTGAGAAATTGAAGGATAGAAATATAACTGTATATCATGGGCTTCTACCAGAAATAAATCATGAAGATAGAGAAGAAGGAAAGAGTGAGAAAGACCTCTTTCCTTTTGCTATATTAAGGGTTACTAAATTTGAGCAGACTAGGAATGGGATAGATAGTTATGATGTACCAGTAGATTTAGAAGTGTGGATAGGCACTAAAATGGAAGATGAGAAAGATTACCTAAGTAACTTATCTATTGGAGATTACTTAAAAAAGGAGTTTCTGAATGAGAGTACAGTAGATGGAAAATTTGCTGTAGATCAATCTTTTCCATTTTCTATAGAGTACTTTACAGCAGAAGCAGAGCCATATTTTTACTCTGTTTGTAGGTTTAGAGTATTTGGAGTACCTGACACATCAGAAGTAGTTGAAAGAAAAATCGCAAAACTACTTGGAAGGGGATAGCATGAAAACATATATTTATGTAGGTAAAAAGTTAGATTTACCTGAGTTTCTTTTTATAAAAGGAACTGTATATTTTGGAGAAGAAATTGAGAAACTTATTGAGAAATATCCACTACTTGGGAGATTATTAATTCCTGTAGAAGATTATCCAAAAATTAATAAGGACTATCAATATTTTAATTCTATAGTAGATGAATTAGTAGGAGGTAGAAATGAGTTATAAACATGGTACATACCAACAAGAAGGGGCTACAGCCTTTCAATTACCTGTGGTTTTAGATTATGGGCATTTTATAGTTGGAACAGCACCAATTCACAAGGTTAAAGCAGAAAACAGAAAAGTTAATGAAGTAGTAAGAATAGGAACTTATCAGGAGGCTATCCAATATTTTGGAGATACTTATGATTTAGATTTCTCTATATCACAAGCAATAAAAGTATTTTTTGAGTTATATGCAGTAGCTCCGTTGTATATTGTAAATATCTTGGATTTAACTAAGCATAAATCAGAAAAGAAAACTTTGGAAAATAAAGCACTTGAAAAAGGAAAAGTGCTAATACCAAGTCACAAGGTAATTCGAGAATCTGTAGTAGTTAAAAATGCAACAGGAAAGCAAGTTATATCTGATGCAAGAACTGTTTACACATCTGAAGGATTAGAAATTTATGCAACAGTAGCTGGAAATAATGTAGATATAGAATACGAAGAAGTAGACTTATCTAAAGTTACAAAAACAGAAGCTATCGGTGGATTTGATAGTGCAACAATGAAAAGAACTGGGTTAGAGTTAGTTAATGAGATATTCCTAAAATATTCAGAATTACCAGCTTTTATAGATGTTCCTGATTTTTCTTATGAAAGTGATGTTGCAGCTATTATGGAAACTAAGGCTAAAAATTTGAATGGTGGAATGTTTGAAGCAATAGCATTAATAAATGCTCCTGCAGACAAAAAATACAATGACTTGGTTGAATGGAAAGAGACTAATAATGTTTTAAGTAATGACCAAGTTCTATTATATGGAAAAATAAAACTTGCTGGAGAAATTTATCATCAATCTATTCATTATGCTGCCTTATCTATGAAAGTAGATTCTGAGAATAATGGAATTCCAAGTCAAGGACCTTCTAACTATTCTTACAAAATGGACGCTTTTATATGGAAAAATACTAGTGGAAATTATGAAGAAGTTAGATTAGATAAGGAGCAACAAGCCAATTTCTTAAATAAAAATGGAGTTGTTACAGCTATAAACTTTAAAGGTTGGAGATGTTGGGGATCTGAAACAGCTAAGAATCCTTTAGCAACAGACCCAAAAGACAAGTACATTTATGGTCGTAGAATGTTCAAATACATTGGAAATGAATTAGTTATATCATATTTCAACAATGTGGATAAAAAGTTCACTTTAAAAATGGCTGAAACAATGAAGAAATCTATGAATATTAGATTAAATGCACTTGTTGCAGCAGACCAATTATTGTCTGCTAAAGTTAATTTTTACTCGGTTGATAACAGCTTAATAGATATCATAAATGGAGATATCACTTGGACTATAGAACTTGGAATAGTACCAGGAGCTAAATCTATAACATTCAAAAAAGTTTATGATGTTGATGCATTACAAAAATTTGCTGAAAGCTTAACAGCTTAATAAGGAGGGAAAAGATGGGAAGAAAACAAATACCTAACGCTCTTATAGATGCTGAAACATATTTCAATGGTTCAAATAACCTTGCTGGAATATCAGAAGTAGAATTGCCTAACATTGAGTATGATACAGTTACATCTGAGCAAATGGGATTGACTGCTGAATTAGAAGTGCCTTTAATGGGACACTTTAAGAAATTAGAAGCTAAAATCAAAATGGATTGCGTAGATGAGTCTGTATTAGAAATCAACAATGAAAAATCTATTCTGATTGAATGTAAAGGTGCAGCTCAAGCTATGAACAGAGAAACACACAGTGCAGATGTTTATGGGATTGATGCAACTTTCAAAGGTTTAATTAAGAAAATGGACGGGCTAAAAATGAAGCCTAGTGGAAAATTAGAAACATCTATAGATTTATCAGTAACATATTTCAAACTTGAAATTGGTGGAAAAACAGTTATAGAAATAGATGTACTTAACAATGTAAATGTAATTCATGGACTTGCTAACCAAGCAGTTAGAAAATACTTAGGATTAAATTAAGGAGGAACAAATGAAAATAAAATTATCACAAGCATATAATTTTGGTGGAAAAGAATTTGAAGAATTAAATATTAATATAGAAGAAATGACAGGTAGAGATTTTATGCAATGTGAAAAGGAATTTAAAGCTAGAAATAAAGATGCTGGAGCAGTAAAAGAACTAGAAGACTCTTGGGCTATAACTGTAGCAGCTAAATCTGTTGGGGTTAAGTATGGAGACTTACTTAATCTTATATCTATAGACTACTTGAAAGTGGTGAATGGGGTAAAGCGTTTTTTGAGTCAAGGTTGGGAAGACAAAGAGGCTCAGAAGGATACTACAGTGGAAGTAACAGAGGAAACTGGTGCTTAATCTATCTGGATATGATAACAGAGCTTTTAAGAGTTCTTAATTATTTTAAAGTTAATGTAAGTTACGATTCTATGTTGGATTGTAGCTTATATGAACTTGATTATTGGATAGCTAGGGCTAATAAGCTAGTTGAGGAAGAGGAAGAAAGGCAAAATAAAGAAGATTAAAAAAAAAGAGGCTGTGGTTTAGCCTCTTATTCATTTTCTTTTATAAAATCAGCTGGTATTATGAAAAGAAGAATAATATATGAAACTGCAATAAAATAAAATATTATTTTTCCTAAAATACCACCATTAACATATAGGTTATATAAGAAACCTAATACTAACCAACCAGGTGGTAAACAAAAGAATAAAAAAGTAAAAAATAAAATAGTACAAATTAAAACACTTAAAAAAATTGGATGTCTTTTGATAACATATGCATAATTAGTATTTTTTTGTTTATTATTCATTGATTTACCTCCTCTTCTTATTTTTTATAATAATACAATTTTTTTATATAAAAGTCAATGAATTTTATAGGAGGTGATATGCATGGCACACGATATGAGTTTAACTTGGCAATTAGGGATTGTTGGAGTAAGTGGAGCTCTTAAATCATTTTCAGATGTTGCGGATAAATTAACAACAGTTAAAAATTCAACAAAGGATTTAATTGAAACACAAGAAAAATTAAAAAAAATAGATAAAATAAGTGAATCATATGGAAAAGCCACTAGAAAGTGGGCAGAAGCTACTAAACAATTAGCTAAATTGAGGGAAGAATATGAAAAATCTGGAAAAGGAAATGCTGAATTTGCTAAAAAAGTCAAAGAAACTGAGAGATATATTGAGAGATTAAACACACAAAAACAAAGGCAGGCTCATTTATTTAAAGCAGCTAGAAGTGAACTTGAAAAAGAAGGTTTAAAATTAGAAGGGTATAAAAAGAGGTTAAAAGAAGTTAATAGTGAATTAGCAAGACAAACTCAATATAAAAAAGATTTAAATTACGCTAATAATATCAGTAGCTATGGAGATCAACTATATCAAAAAGGAAGTCAACAAATCATAACTGGATTAGCATTTGGAAAGGTAGCATTAAGTCCTATTAAAGAATACGCTAGATTAGAAGAAGCACAAGCAGATTTGAAAAAAATGATAGAGTTCAAGGATAAAGCTGAAGAACAGGCATATTTTAATAAAATAAGGCAAGTTTCTGAAAAATCTCCATTGCAGCAAACAGAAGTATATGAAATAGCTGGTGCTGCCGCTCAAGCTGGAATAGCAAAAGAAGATATTGTTGAATTTACAGAAAGAGCGATGAAATTAAAAGTAGCTTTTGATATGAGTACAGAGGCATCAGGAGAATTTATTGCCAAAAGTAAGGAGCAGTTAGGTTTGAGCCAGGAGCAAACTTTTGCATATGCGGATACTATTAATTTTCTATCTGATAATTCAGCTGCTAAAGCTAATCAATTGGTTGAAATCTCAAATAGAGTAGGTGGATTAGCAAGAACACAAAATATTTCTAAGGAAACCAACCTAGGTTTTGCTACAACTCTTTTATCTATGGGAAAAAGTGCTGAAGTAGCAAGTACTGGATTAAAACAACTTTATTTAGAATTAGGAAAAGGTGCAGACACAAAAAAGAAAATGGAAGCTTTTAAAAATTTAGGATTAAACCCTGATACGATAAATAAAGAAATGGCAATGGATGCTGAGGGAACTATTGTTAAAGTTTTAGAAAAAATTGATAAGTTAAAAGCTGAGGACAAATCAGCTGTGTTAAATGATTTATTTGGGGAACAAGCTATAGATAGCGTAGCAACCCTTGCTAACAATATAGATAAAGTTAAAAAGAATTTAGCTTTAGCTCACTCAGAAATGACTGCTGGTTCTGTTGATAAAGAATATGCTAATAGAATGAATACCTTAAAAAATATTTTTGAGCAGACTAAAAATACACTAGTAAACGGTCTTGCGGATATTGGTGAAGCCATAGGTCCGCAATTAAAAGAATCTTTAAAAGGTTGGAGCGAAACATTTAAATCTTGGGGAAATTTTGCTAAATCTCATCCAAAATTAATGTCAGGGATAATAAAAACTATAGGAGCTATAGCTATTTTTAATTTATCTATGGGATTAACAAATAGATTTGTTACAGGTCCTCTAACTAAGACATTTGCTTGGTTTTTGAAATTTGGTAAACATTTTAAATTTGGTGGACTAATGCATGCTTTAAAAAAGATGTTTCCTTTAACCAGTGGGATTTTTAAAGCTTTTAAAATTTTAGGTTCTGGAATCGGAAAAGTTTTCTTAAAATCTGGAAAATTTTTATTAAAATTTGGAAGTATCATTGGAAAAGTTTTAGGTAGTGGGTTTTTCAAAATTATAAAAGTTATAAAAATGGTAGGCTTAACAATAAAATCAGCATTTTTAACTAACCCAGTTGGACTTCTAATAGCTGCTATCATTGCTGTTATAGTTATTTTTGTAGTTTTGTATAAAAAGGTAGAATGGTTCAGAAATGGAGTAAATGCTATATGGAAGGCTATAAAAAATGCTTTCACTAATACATGGCAATGGATTAAAGATAAATTCAATGCTTTAATTGAAATAGGTTCTAATGCTTGGAACGGCTTAAAGAGTAGTGCTACTGCTATCATAGATAAGATTAGAGAAGCTTTCAGTGGTTTCTTTGATTGGTTACATAATAAATGGGAAGATTTAAAATCCTTAGGTTCTAAATTAAACCCATTCAACTGGTTTGGTAAAAAAGATAATTCTATACCACAAAACTACTCAGGAACAAACTATTTT